TGTGTGTGTGTGTGTGTGTGTGTGTGTGTGTGTGTGTGTGTGTGTGATTTTACCGCCATTCATCCCAGCCCCTAAAGGGGACTGGGTTTTCTGGCGGGAGGAGATAAATACATAGTTTCATGAAAACATTTCAACAGTGGCTAGAAAACGAAGCTCCCTCAATTATTAATGATAATGAACCTGAACAAGGTTTTATGGCGGGCTGGAGAATTCAAAATAATGATGAAATAAATAAAACAACGGGATATACAGCTACTGAAGGCGAAGGATATTACATATTTGTAAATCCAATAGCCGCCAAGATGATGAAGCAACATAGCCGTTGGAGCGGTGTTATACGACGAGTGCAATTTAAAAAGCCGCAAAAGTTAATCAAAGCAGATACGATGCCAATATTATGGGCTTGGCAACATAAAAGCGATATGTTGTTTGAGCCTATAAGTCCCGAAGATTCATTGTGGACTAAGATTAATAAAATCGCTTTAAAACAGACTAAAACAACCAGGAAAAATCTAAGTGAAAACATAGATATTCTTGTTAAAGAATTAACAAAACAGATCTTAGCTATGGGAGCAGATGCAGTTTTAGTAGAAAAATTTGCTTTTGTGGTGTTAATATGAACTTTTATCAATTATGAGGCATTGGCTACGAACGCAACCAGTACCCCGCCCACGTTGAGAAGCTTGACGCCGAAGGCAACAACGACACCGAGGGCTTCACCGGAGGATTCGGCGGATTCGTACTCCACACCGGCGACAACAATGAGCGCAGGTTCATGTGGACCGTGATCAAGACCGGCTTCAACGGCTGATTTTGTTTACATAATGATGCTTATGGGACAGGGCGGGGAAACCCGCCCTGTCTTTTTTCACACCCTGATTTCGTCGTACTCTTCCCTCGGCATGACCTCCACGTCGCATTCGTCCCCGTGACACCTGTAGATGAACTCTGCCCCCGCGGCGTTCTTGGTGGAGAGGCACACGTCGTTCTTCCACAACTTCCGCAGGGACTCCAGCACAGGTCCTATGTATGCGTCGTGCAGGGGCCTACCCGTCCATCTGTGCTGGAGGAACATGATCCCCTTGCCCCTGTGGTTGGGGTCGACGAGCCTGATCTCCGGGAGTCCGCCGTTCGTGTAGCTCGAGATGAGCTTGGCCTTTATGCGCTCGGGGTCCTTGCTCTCTATCTTGTACTCGCCGTTCGGGTATTTCTTCCACTCGAAGAACTCGTATTTCTCGCAGAACTCGGGGGTGAAGAACTCCATGATTAGCGTGATGTCGTTGTAGAGCTTGCGGACCTCAAAGACCTTCTCCTTGCCGAGTCCAAGTCCCCTGTCCCAGTTCTCCTTCTCCTTGATGTCGGAGCACTCCTCCCACTCCCTGCCGAACTGGCCCTTGTTCCATCGCTCTTCTATGTCGCACAGGAGGTTGAACCCGAGCTTGTACGGGTTCATGCTGTACTTGCCGCCGAGGACCCCCATCTTGTGCTGGGCGTACTCGATGATGCCCGAGCTTTCGTGCTCCAATCCGAGGGAGGCAAGGCCCTGCCTGGCGATGATGTTGTAGTCGACCCAGCTGTTATGGTTTATGAAACCGTGCGCAGAATACCTGTGGGTTTCCTCCACTGTTATGTCGTACACAGTTCCTCTTCCATGCTGAATGGCGACAACCTCATCAAAACAATCTTCCTTGGTGAACCACATTCTATTGCCGACATGATTTGACAAGGAATCCTGCTTCCTCTTTAGTCCGAACCCTATTTCCTCCATGAATTTCTTGGTCTGGATTCCGCCCATGCGAATATGCCAAATATGAGTCTTGCTCTCATCAGAGGATTTCGCCTTCTTTCTAGAACATATAATTCCGTAATTGAGCAGCACATTCTGTACCTGCTCTCCCATCTTTTCACTTGATGTAGATAGTATCACGCCGCCCTTGCCGGCGTATCCGTCACAGTCGAAGTAAGCGCGCAAGAAGGCAGACATGACGTTTTTGGGAGACATCATTATGCATTCTGGGATCGTTTTTTTTCTGGCGCATTTGCCGGTATGAAGACCTAGGCTCCTTAGGAATTCCTGGAGAGTTTTGGAAGACAAGGACACCCTCCATCTTCCGTTTTTAGAACTTCCATCCCATTTTCTTCTCCCCCTAATTCCAAACAATGAGTATAGCAATTCCTCGTAGGCTTCCACCTGTTCAAGGTCGCCAGAAGTTAAGCCCAAAGTTCTGCCCGATTCAGAAATGTGACCGTCGCCAATCATATAGCCAAGAAAACTGGCGAGGCGAGAGTCGACGACGGGCGGTACGGATATCTTTTTCCTTCTGATTGTTTGGGTCTGCCCTAGTCTGGCGATCTGGTCATCCACAATTCTGCTTATTTCTACAATTTCTTGTTCAGCACAATCGTCTGTGCGCCTTCCCATCCTGTATTCATTATATTTCCAGTATCTAGACCCAAGAATATTCTTTATTTTTTTGGTGTCCAATCTTTCTTCTTCAACATAATCTACAGATACCAATTCCGTGGGCCAAATGTCCGATTTGGCTATTAGGATCGCACTTCCCTCCTTCGCATCCTTCATGTAAACCCACTCGCCCATAGAATTCCAAATCCTGTGGGTGTCGGAGCCTACGATCTTGTATCCCCTGCTGGTCTCTATGGTTACGGTATTTGTGTCTTCAAAGCGAAACCAATCGGTTATTTCCCTACAACTTTCGCCATCGTGAACTAAACACGACATCTTTTTGTCTACAATATTCTTTGCGGCGATCATGCCTTTACTAGTTGGTATGAGTGTATCCGGACCGACACAGGCATGGCCTTCGTTGGACACCTTGGTCATTCTCTGCGGCGCGAAGTAGATGCTCTCCTCGTACAGCATCGAGACTATGTCGCTCTCCCATGGCTTGAGCGGGGCGTTGTCCCGTATGAACCCCATGATGTCCTTCGTGGAGCCGACGAACATGTCGAGGTACTCCGCCGCCTCGATCTTCTCTATCCGCTCGTGCTGCTTCTTGAGCCACTCCTCGGTGTTCAGATACCCCTCCATGTAGTCGTGGCCCTCTTCAACCTTGAGGCGGCTGGGGTGGTGGTACTTCCTGCTGTCCTTGTGGATGCTGTCCTTGTACCTCTTGGGCTCCCAGGCCTTGGCCGGGTCTATGAGCGTCTCTATGCGGAGCACGTGGTCGATGAACTCCGTGACCCGCTCCTTGCCCCAGCGCGTCATGTACCGCCGGATGCGCGTCCCGTGGTTGGCCAGCTCGTTCATCATGTTCTGGCTGGTCTGCGCGAAGTAGATGTTGTTCTTGAAGAAGTCGGCATGTCCTAGGGCGTGGGCCACGACCGTGACGTTGTCGACCAAGGTGTTTGAGTCGAGGCAGTACAGGTAGCAGGGATCGGAATTCACGACCATTTCGTATATGCGGTGCATCCCGTGCATATAGCCCTGCTGGAGTTCCTCGTACTCCATGCCCCAGCGCCAGTGGGGGTAACGCACCGGGAAGCCCCCGTACGCGGCGATCTCGCTGATCTCGTCGTAGGTCAGCATCTCCACGACGGTCGGCGGGAAGTCGCACCCGAAATCGCTGACCCGCCTGAATATCTCTGGCAGGAGCCTCTTGAGCTCGTCGGGCATGGGAACGCCCGGAACGGTGCTGTCGCCTATGAGGACGGGCGAACCAAACATGAACTTGTTCTGTCTCATCTGTCCACCCCCGAGGCAGAAGACCAGTAGTTGATTTCCCTGTCCCTGGTGCGGCCGAGGAGCTCGGATATGGACGCCCTTATGGACTTGTCCCGCTCCTCTTCGTTCGCGGGACTCATTCCCATGGTTCCGACCTGAGTCGTCCTGATGTTCTTGCCCGAGCAAGAGCTGTCGACCTGCTGTTTCAGGCTGCTTTCGTATCTCCAAGGGAATATCTGAGCGATGCCTGCCATGTTGACGACTTCAGGGCGGAAGTCGGCGTCCAGCATCTTGCAGAAGACCTCGTTGTCCCCGTCCCAGTTCTCGCCGTCGGTGAAGTAGAAAAGGTATATGTTCCATTTCGCGGGGTCGAATCTGTTCTCGAACATGCCGGATATCAGTTTGAGGGCCGTCGAGCACGTCGTGCCGCCGCCGTAGCGGTGCTTGTAGAACTTCTTCTCGTCAACCTCCTTGGCCACGGTGTCGTGCCAGACATACACGCGTTCGACCTTCTCGTAGAACTGCCTTATCCAGACGTCTATCCACCAGCTCATGTCACTGACGATGTCGCACTTGAACTGGTCCATCGAGGCCGAACCGTCGCGGGCGAAGAAGATCACGGCGCTGCTGGTCGGGATCTTTATCTCGTTGAACTGACGGTACCGCTTGTCGCTGTTGATCGGGGTTATGAGGCGAACCGGGTTGGCGAAGCCGGGTATGTCGTGAAGCTTGTTGATGGATCCGTCCGCGCACTGCCTCTTCAGAGCCTGCTTGAGGGTCCTCGCGTTGTGCCGCAGGCTCTCGGGCCCGACGAGCGAGATGTTGTTGTACCTCTTGATGATCTCCTCGTAGGTGTCTCCGGGCTTCGGCTTCATGTCGGGGAGCTCCAGTTCCTCCTTCATGAACTTGAGAACCTCCTCGAGGTCGACAGCTATGTCTATACCGTCTCCGGCATCCTGTCCGGCCTTGTTTCCCTTGCCGTCGGCCTTCTGGGGGTCCTTGCCTATGACATCCCCCTTCTCCCCCTGCCCGCGGCCCACGCCGCCGCCTCCTTCGCCGTAGACTATGTGGGGGATGTCTATCTTGGGTATGGTGACGACGACCTTGCCGTTCTTCCCTCGGCTCCTGAATATCGAGCCGTTCTTTATGTATTTCTTGAGTTCTTTTCGCCTGATGCCGCCGTAGACATCTTGAAAGTCCTTGTGATCCGCGTCGATCCTTCTTGGCATCGGGCGCCTCCTTAATCTTCCTCGGAGACGTCCCCGCGGGCGAATATAGACGCCACATAGGCGAGAACATCCGTGGCGGACTTCTCGTTGTAGCCGTACTGGTCTATCAGCCTCTTCTTGACCGCGTCGATCTTCTCCTGCACGTCTTTGTCGACCACGGACGCGCCCTTAATGTCGAGGGCGGAAAGCTTTATGTGGTCCTTGGTGTCCTCGAATAGCTTGGCCTCCAGGGCCCGTTTGAGCTGCGGGTTGCTGTCCCACCTGAACTCCCTGCCGCCGTGGGCGAGGTGGCCGATGAAGCCCGCGAGCATCCGGCGGAAGTCGTCCGCCCCGACCTCCGGGACATCTATCTTCTCCTCGATGGACCGCATCAGCCTCTCGTCCGGCTCCTGGTCCTGCTCGGTCAGAGGATTGCGTATCTTCGTCCTGTTGATGTAGGCCATCACATTGTCGATGTAGTTGGAGCAGAGCCTCTCTATGGCGTTCTCGTCGCCCACGAGGGCCTTCTGAACCTCGTTCTTGAGTATCTCGTCGAGTTCCTTCCTCGCGTGGTCTATGCACTGCACGAAGCGGGCCTTGTCCTCCTGGTTGTTTATGAGGGACTGGTGGTCGAGGCCCATCTTGAGCTCGTTCAGAACCATGAAGAAATTGATGTAGTCGTAGTGCGAGCTCAGGCAGTTGCTGATCTTGTCCTGAGTGTATCTGCAGCTGATGCCCGTCATGCCCTCGTCGGGGTACTTGTCGCGCATCTCCTTGACGCTGTCCTCTGTCCATCCCGGGAGCGCGCGGCCGTCGTACAGCTTGGCCTTCTCCACGAGGCTGATCTTCCCGTCCTTGTCGTCCTGGAGCCTCGTGAGCACGGACCACAGGGCGGCTATCTCCAGCGTGTGCGGGGCGATGTGCTGCTTTATCCTGTCCTTGGAGTAGTGGTGTTCCAGAACCTTGAACTCCTCGCTCCATCGCAGCAGGTAGGGGACGTCTATCTTGACTGTCCTGTCCCTGAGGGCCTCCATAGTCTGGTCGCTCTTGAGTCGGAGGAACTCGGGGGAGTTGGTATGGCCTATGAGGACGGTGTCCACCGCGACCTGGGGGAACTTCTTGGGCTTGATCTGCTTTTCCTGGCTGGCCCCGAGGAGGTCGTACAGGAACTCCTTGGCGAGCTTGAGAACCTCTATGAACTCCACGAGGCCCCTGTTGCCGACGCAAAATTCGCCGTCAAAGTTGAACGCCCTGGGATCCGAGTCCGTGCCGAAGTGGGGAAGCTTGCCCCAATTGACGTCGCCCGTGAGCTCCGTGCTGTCCTGGTTCTTCTCGTCCTTGGGCTGGAAAGTCGCGATTCCGCACCTGTCCGCCTCGTTGTGGACCTTTCTGACGACGCGTATGTGGTTCTCGACGACCTTGCCCCAGTCCCCGTCGTACCTTACGAGGAGCTCCTGCATGAACTTCTTCGATCGCGGGTCGAGGTCGCCGTCGACGGACAGCCGGTACATGGAGGTCTTCTCGGTGTCCGGAGTCCGCTCCGCGAGTATGCGGTTGAGGTCGGACACGACCTCCTTCCTCATCTCCGCAGGGAGGAGCTTCAGAGGGTCCTCGTGCATGGGGGACTCGTCCTCGCTTTGAGTGTATATACCGTCCTCTTTTCCGGTGGGCAGGTTGACCCACTTGAACGTGTACCACGCCCCCTCGTCCGTCAGGGAGTACGCCTCCAGACCCTTCTTTATGCAGCGTAGAATGGTCGACTTGGAGCTCCCGACGGGGCCGTGAAGAAGCAGCACCCTCCTGTCTGGGCCGTAGCCGCCGGCGGCGCCCTTGAAGAACTGGACGATCTGGTGGAGCGTCTCGTCCAGGCCGAAGATCGGCATGTCGGAACTCTCGAAGAAGTTGTACCTTATGTAGGTCTTCCTGTACCGCTCGATCTTCTTAGACCCCTTGCTGACAATCATGTCGTAGAGGTACTGGTATGCCGTGCGGGCCAGCTTGGGTCTATCGTAGACGATGTCGAGGTATTCGGCGAACGACATCTCCTCGTTGATCTTCTTGAATTTTTCCCTGTCGAACCTAGAAGAAAGCCTTCGGAGTGCTTCGCTCATCTTTCCATTCCTTTCGGATGCGGGTTGGACTTAATCTAGTCATCCATCGCATTAAAATCAATATCACTTCACTTCGCCGAAATGCTTGCCGCTGGATATGTCGTCTATCCTGCGGTACGGCTCGGCTCCGACCTTGGACGCGCGGGCGGCGGCCGCCCTTTGGTCTCTCGTGCCGCCCGGCTTGTCCATGTTGTACTTGAACCGGTAGTCGTGGCCCTTGCTCTCGCTGTTCCACCTGTCGGTGCCCACCGGGTTGGAGAAGCTGACGGACGGGCAGCCCACTATCTCCGTCTTTTCCGCGGCTCCGCACGATGGGCAAGTCGCCCGCCCCACCGACTCATCCTTCTTGGACATCTGGCACAGAATGTCGTATGCTTCGCCGCACGCGTTGCACACCATCTCATAAATCGGCATCTTCGTCGTACTCCTTCCTTATTTCGGCAAGACCCTTGAAAACCTTCGAGACCATGGCGACCTTGTCCTCCGGGGACATGAATCTCCAACCGAAAGTGCCCTCGCACATCCTTATCGAGCAATCCATGAGGTGTCGGGCCGGGCTCTCCACCTGCGCCATGGATATGAACTCGGTCGGAGGCGGCATTTCGAACTCGCCGCCGTCCTCCTCGTCGCCCCCGTCGTCGTCGCCGAAGTAAAATCTCTTCATCAAACCCCCACAGACCTGTAAAGGTCGTTGCATTTCTCCCAGGCCCTGAGCACCGCAACCTCGTTGACAGTCATGTCAAGTGTTCCGAATCTCTTGGTCGCCCTGTGGAACGGAACCTGGTTTCTATTTATCCATTCGTCGGCCACAAAATTGCCGCAACCTCCCGAATAATCCACGAGAAACTTCTGGTCTTCCGACTTGGCAGAAGCCGCAGACCAGTCGCCCTCGAAATCCCGAACCGCGACGACGGCAGGATGGAACCTGAAGTCCGCCCTGGGGGGCCTCCCCAGGGCCCCGAAAACCGACGCCCATCGGAACAGCGGGTGGACGAGATCAACCTCCACGAACACCTTGCAATCCGGGAGGAATTTCCTGAACGAGTACCAGGCCGCGAAGGCCATCCAGTCATGGCATGGAAGGCACCGGCACTCTATCGATATCACAAGTCCTTTGGGGATCACGAACTAGATTAGCTGGCGAAATCCCAAAGATGGGCGGGGAGGTTTGGGGGGACGAACCGCGTGGCGCATTCTCATCCCGGATTGAGCCTGCCCGCCGGCATTAAGCCCTGTGGCTGTGATCTTCGATCCCTTGTTCCGAGACCTCTTGACCAGCCATTCGGAGAAGGTCTTCATTTGGCAATCTGATCCGACGCAGAAGAGACGACATCCGCTATGGCCTGGAGGTCTTTGGGGGTCGACTTGGGGTCGGCCTGCTTCTTCTTCGCCAGCGCGGCCAGAGCCATCGTGCGGGCCTGCTTGGGCTTGCCCATGTTCGCCACGATCACCTGCTTGATCTCGGAGTCCACGCCCGGGCCCTTCGTCTGCATGGCCGGTGACGGCTTCTGCGTCTGAATCTCCTGTTCGCGCACCACCATCCAGTCAGAAAAAGCCATTAATTTCATGCAACTATGTAGTCGCAATCCGACTTATTTTTCTTATGGACTCCGTGGTCGAATGCCCGCCCACAAGACCGAAAGAGCACACCTCCTGGACTAGGTCGGAGCCGACCGGGTCCGGACAGTCCGACCCTTTGACCAAAACGTCGGGCATGACCTTCTTCATGAGTTCGTAGGGGGTGTCCTCTTCGAAGTCCAAGACGAAGTCCACGCACTCGAGGGCCGCAATCATGGATTTTCTGTAGCCTAGGGAGTTGATGAGGGGATGGCTCTTGCCCTGTCTTCTGACGCTTTCGTCTGAATTGAGAGCTACAACGAGACCGTCGGCCTTGGACCTTGCGAACTTGAGTAGTTCCATGTGGCCGGGGTGAAGGACATCAAAACATCCGTTACAAAAGGCAAGCGAAAAATCCCTCTTCTGAAGAATCCTGGGATCTACACATTTGGAAGGAGCAATCTGATAGGGATAGAGAGGACGGTTGTGAGGCTCTTCTACATAGAGGGAGCAAGCCTTGAACGCTATTTCCACCGCCCTGCGGATGTCTATGGAGTGAGCCATGCACATGGCAAGAAATGCGACGAAGGCGTCGCCCGCACCAACGACAGACCTCGGAGCCTTCCTGAAGGCTGGCCTGTGTTCAAACCAAACGCCCTGCACGTTTCCCACGACACCCTCGCCAGCCTGCGTTATGACGACCGCCTGGCAGTCGGTCTCACGCATGAAGAATTCGCACTGCCGTTTCCAGTCGGAATGACCGCTAATATCCTCAGCCTCTTTGGAGTTGGGTTTTATGATTGTGCATCCCCTCCACCGCCCAAGGGGAGCCTTCTTGGGATCAACTATTGTGATCGTGCTTTCGTCGATGCGGCCAATGAATTCGCCCATGCCCCTGAAGAGTCCCTTGTCGTAGTCGGAAAACACGACGACATCAAACGGATCGCGGGAAAGCAGCTTTTCAAGGAGCTTGTCCCGCAGTCCCTGCAGGGAATCCAGTTCCAGGCCGTAGTCCTGGGATTCGACATCGAAGCGGAAGAGGGGAAATCCTTCGCTGTAGAACCTCTTCTTGACTGGGACGCGCTTTGAAAATATGCACCCGTCCATGTTTATCCCGCCGGCGAGATACTTTATCCTCTCGTTGGTCAGGGCAAAAAGGCTGATGTCAAAGTTGAAATTGGAAAACTGCCTGCAGACATTCGCGGCTCCGCCGAGGACGATGCCCGGGACGTCGTCATGAGAGTGGAAGACGGGTATCGGAAACTCGGGACTCACCCTGTCTGCAGAAACCTCGTAGTACTCGTCGAGCATCGCGTCCCCGAAGACGGCCACCCTCGGACGAAAATCAAACTGCCTGTCTATCAGCTCATTCAAAATCCGAAGGCCTCCAGGGTAAGACGGAAGGGACTTCCCGGAAGAGCCCGGACCGCGTCCAGCATCATCTGGGCGACGTCCCTGGTCTCCTTCTGGGCGTCGGGCTTCAGCCTCAATTTCCAGAGGTGGAGGAAAGCCGCGAGCGAACCCGTCCATATGAACTGCGTCTCAAGGCAGAGGGGCAGTATTATCCTGCACTGCTCCTTGGCCACTCCCGCCGCCACCATGTCCTCGTAGAGCTCCTTGCACTGGGCTACAAGGCCGTTGATTCTCGCAACAAAATGAGAGTTGTCGGCAGAAACCATGTCTCCCGCGCTCCCCTGCTTGCTGTCCTTGGACTGAAGCCTCAGCTTTTCGGGAATCCAGTACTCGTCCGAGAAATCCACATATCTCCCGCTTATGCTGTTGGCCGTGAGTCCGACCTGGTGCTTGAAGAGCTGCCTCTCCACGAATATCGGACACTGTATCCGGAACTGGAGCTGGGGGTGCCGGAACGGCGAGGTGTGGCCGTGCTCAACGAGAAACCGTATGAGCCTCGAGTCCTTGTCGTCCAGGACTCTCTTGCTCTTGCCGTAGCTGACGCGAGCCGCGTTCACGACCATTAGGTCGTCGCCGAAGTGAGAAAGAAGTTCGGCGTTCATGAAAAAACGCCCTTCTTGACTCCCGCATTATTGACCTGGCCCCACGGAGTGAACACCCTCTGCATCTTGGTGCTTTCGAACACCTTCTTGCCGACCTCCGTGAGAGCGGACTTGCTCCTCATGGCGTGGACTATGGCCGGGTTCACGGTGGATCGGTCGTTGGTCATGTATTCCTGGAACTCCCACTCCGAACCGGACGGCAGCCTGTCCTTGAGCGACCCCGTCCACTCGCTGGCCCATATGTCCATGTTCCGCGAATGGAACCTGTTGGAGTAGTCCTTGCTGAAGAGATGTGACATCACGGCTATGGCGACCTCCTCGGGCAGGTCGAGTTTCAGGCCCCTCTGGTAGTCCCTGAAGAGCAGTCCCGTGGCCGCGGCGTGCTTTATGAAGGGCTTCTTGCACATCCAGAAGCCGCCGTTTGTGCTGTACACCGTGTCCTGGACCACGCCGAAATCCCTGTACAAAAGAGTCATGGCGTGGTTTTGCACCCCCCACCAGTCGCCCCTCTTGGTCAAGGGCGAATTGATGGGCGACTCAAGGAACGAGTGCCACGGGTCTGCCCCTATGATCTCGGCGAAGTCCCTCGGAGGCTTGCGCACGAAATAATGGTCGCTGTCTATGAACACGAACAGGTCGTAGTCCAGAGCCTCCAGCTTGCGCAGGTAGTGGAACTTCCAGTACTGCTTGAAGTCCATGTCTATGGACTTGTCCATCTCGCACGACAGCACATTGGCCAGAGGCTCGTCGGAGAAGGTTAGTATGTCGTGATTTATGCCGACAGACCTGATGGAGTCCATAAGAGTCTGCGTCATGTACCTGTAGTCGCCCCAGGCGACCGACCAAATAAGAGTCTTCATGATGCCCCCACAAAATTCAAAAGGCTGTCCCACTTCTTCCTGGCGGTCGGCGCGTCGCACCATATCTCCCTCGTGCAATCGCTCGCGAGCCGGCCCATCCTTCGACGCGTCGTCGGATCCGCCAGTCGGGCCAGGGCGTCCTTGATGTGAAAGAGGTTCTCCCACAGGAAGCCGGTCCTCTCGTCCCAGATCATGTTGGGGAAGTTCCACTTGTTGGGGGCCACGACCGGGATGCCGGTGAGCTGCGACTCCACGATGGCTCGACTCTGGTTCTCGATGAACCTGTGGTTGCAGTTGTAGAGGAACACGTCGATTGACTCGTAGAAGCTATTCGTTGGCTCCTGGTTCGCGGAGATCAGCTCCCATTTCCCGTCGAACCCGAACCAAGAGTATTTGGCGGACAACTCATTGCTCCATCCCATGACCCTGAAGGACACGGGGAGGCCGTCCGCGGCCCGCTCGTAAAAGAACGGAAAGTCCTCGGAGAACTTCATCTGGTCGTTTCTGCTCACCTTGCCGCACACCATGGTGTCTCGGTCTGGCCTCTCCACATACGGCCATGTAGAACTGTCGAAGTAGTTGTCGAGAACCGCGGTCTTCTGATCCTTGTTTGCGGCGATAAACTTCTTGCCTATCATGCTCTCGTGGAATGGAGAGGTGAAGAGGCAGCACCCGACCTTGCCCTTCTTGACGGCCTCTATCTCCTCCTCGGTGGTCCACATCATGTCGTTAGACCAAAGCAACTTCAGGCCGAGATTGTTGATGAAGTCGATCCTTTCGGTCTCCTTGAAGAGACGGAAGTTGCAGTTCGCGTACGCGAAGCCCTTCGGTCTCTTGGGGAGCTTCTCGGGCATGCAGTATTTCACGCCCAATGAGTCTAGGAAGTCGGTGTTGTGCTTCTCGCTGAGCCTGAACTCGTCGTTTGGTATGCATGTTATGTTGAAGTCGTCCTTCAACAAAACGAGAAGTTCTTTTAGCCTGGTGTCCGCTCCGCCGAGGTCGGATATCCATTGGAATACATACAGGTCGGTTTTCATGATATCAAATAGTCTATGAAAAACGATTATCTATGTCAACTGGGGATCACCCGAATTTCGCCCGCGCGGCGGCGTCTATGGAGCCCTGGTCCAGGCCTCTGGCCTTTAGCATGGCCCTGAATTCGTCCTCGCTCCCGGAGAACGGGGCCGACCTCTTGGAGGCCTTCAGGCTCTTCTTGGAGGCGTCCAATATGCCCGCTATGTTCTTGGCGAGGTTCGGGGCCTTGGCCCTTCCGATCTGGTCGGCCCACATCAAAACCAAGAGGAGCCTGATCGGCCTCTCGTTCTTTACCTTTCCGGAATCGAAGTAGGACATGATTATAGACTTGGGAAATCCGCCGGAGGTCAAATCCATATGGTGTTCTATCAGGAACTGGATCAGATCACGATTGGACTCGTAGGCGGCGGCCACGCCTTTCGGCGCGACGGCCATCAGCCTGTCGACCTGCGGGCCGTAGTGTTCGGGCCTCTCGTGGCCGATCGACCGCACCTTGCCGTGGCCCGTGGCGGCCCTGAACGGCACGTCGTCGACCGTGGTCGCGGTGGCCTTCCCTATGTCGTGCAGGTAGGCGGCTAGACCCAGAACCGTCAGGTCGTTCTCGCTCAAGCGAAAATCCAAGTCGGAGAGAATCGGGCCGAGGACTGGGTCGGACTTCTTGTCCTCTAGGCTCTTGGCGGCGAACAGTATCGCCTTCCTGACCAGCCTGGAATGGTTGAGAACAGACCCCTCGGGGTGGTGTTCGACGTTCTGCGGGACGTCCTTCAGCGCGTCGGTGTACGCCCTAGCCAGTTCTTTCATGCCCTCCACCGCGAGCCAATCCTTGAATCCCATGGGGATATCTATTCGCCCGGGACAATTCTTATGGAGTCTTCGGGGAAATCCGGGGTGGAGAACTCGAAAAGCTCGGAGTCCTCCAAGGCTTCCATCTGGTGTCTGAGTCCGGCGGGGACATGAAAGGAATCGCCCGTCTTAAGAACCAACGAATCGGCCTGCGAAGGGTCGTCCGAATGACCGTACCTGACGACGACTTCCCCCACGCAGTAGAAGGTCTCGGTCTTCAAGCGGTGGTAGTGGTAACTGCACTTCCCGCCCTTCCTGAAGCACAGTATCTTGCCGCAGTAGCCGTCCGCGTTGTGGATTATCTTCTCGTGTCCCCACGCCTTCTGCACGACTTCCATGGCGGAATCATAGCGCGCAAGGGCGTCAGTCGTCCAGCCTCTGCCTCCTGACCTCCTGGGCGAGCTTGTCTATCCTCTGCTCAGTGAACACCTCGAACTTCCACCCCCTGACTTTGCAGGCCTGCTCCGCGGCCCGCCACTTGTTCTTGTTCTGCTCGAGGTCAGTCTGGTTGCTGGGCTTGACCTCCCATAGCTCCTTGTGGCCGTCCATGAAGGTCACGAAGAGGTCGGGTATGTACTTGTGGGCCTGACCCCTGTGAATGTAGTCGATGTTGAAGGGTTCCGAACAAAAGGAGATGACGTCGTCGTGCTGGTCCAGCACCTTGTAGAGTTTCTCCTCCAGGCCCGACCTGTAGCCCAGAACGCGACCCGTCTTGGTGGACTCGTACTTGCCCTGCTTGAAGCGGGGCTTCTTGGTCTTCTTGCCCTTCGCAGAGAAGTCGTGCCACACTATGGCCTTCGCCTGGCCCCTGAAGTTGCGGAGGTCGTACTTTGGGTGCTTGACCTTAATGTGCAGCTTTGCGTCCCTCACCGGCGCGCCGCAGTGTTCCAGAGGGCACCGCACAAAGTCCCTGCCCTCCTCGTGGGTCTCCAGGATGTGAGACTTGAACTCCTCGTAGTCGGAGAACTGCACGCCGCAGCAGAAGCACACGTGCTTACCGGCAGAATCGCCGAACTGCAAGGTCATTCTGCCCCCTTGTACTCCGACCTGATGCACCCCAGTATCTCCTCCATGGCCTCGCGGGCGGTTTGGCACCGACGCGGGACCAGGTCGTCCGAAGGGTGCCAGATGTACCCGCCATCGGACTCTTCGACAACATAACCCAGACGGCTCGCCCAGCTCTCTATCGAAGCGTATCCGCCCATGATCACTCCTCCCCTATAGACTTTCCTTTAGGATCGTCCTCGTCCGGCACCACGGGTATTCCCTTGCCCTTCTTCTTGAGTTCCTTCTGGGCTTCGTCATGGTCGACGATCTCTATGTCTGGGAGGTCGGCGGCGGAGAACACGCTGGTGGCGTCGGCGCCCTTCTCCAAGTCGTACGCGGAAAAGGTCGCCTCCCTCCTCCACTCCTTGTCCTCCTTGGACTCCGGGTTCTTCATCCTGGCGAAGGTTATCCTCGAGGATTCCCCGGCTCCGTAGAGCCTGCCGTCTTTGCGGAAGAAAAGGCACAGGTCGTTCTCCAGCATCAGCCTGCTGGCCCTGTCCCACTTCTCCATGAGGTCCCTGAATTCCGAGAACATCTTCCCTCCCAATAAACTTGGACACGGCCTATATACCTTGCGATGAGAGCAAAATCATTCGGCAAATTCGTGGAAGAAAAAGAGGGGTCGAGCCCGTACATCAACGCCCTTCAGGACGAACTCGGGATAGACTCGAGGGACCTCGAAGAAGAACCGCAGGTCGCCAGCTTCTTCTCGCTCGGGAACGACGCGAAAAACATAGGGCTGTACAGGATAGTAAAGATAATCCGCGACGGCGACGGCAACCCCACCCACGCGGTCGTGAAGACCATGGAGGACAAGTCCATAAAAAGCCGAAGGTACAGAGACGGAGAGGGTGGAATGAAAAGGGTCGATGGGGAAACGGACGAAGAGTCTTTCGTGGTTCCCATAGAGGAACTTGACAAACTCATGTCCCAAGACTTCCAGCCTCCACCGGCCGCGCCAGGGGGGATGGCGTGAACGAGAAGTCGGCGGGCGACCTAATGGCTCTCCGCAACGAATTGGCGTCGGCGGCCCAAGCGGTCTACGACGAATGGGACCAAGACGCGGAAGGGCACGACGAAGAATACGGCGGCGGCGGGATATGCCACGAAGTGGCGGACGCGATGGTGGAGGTTCTGGGACGCCACGGCATAGAGTCACAGTCGGTGTCGCAATCCATCGGAGAGGTTCACGTCTATGTGGTCGCCAAGGTAAAAGACGGCGTGTACACGGTCGACATACTGCCCGGCACTTACGAAAAAGGCTCTGCCTACACCTGGTCGAAGATACCGGGCGTTAAATTCGACGCGAACGACGTGGACATAAGTCAGATCGACGCCGACCCAAACAGGTTCGAAGAGTACCTGGAGGGACGGGTCGACAATTTCAAGCGGTGGCTTGCTCTTTACGAGACTGGATGCCCGCTCATTATACGACGCAGCTGGGCGACCTTGACGGGCGAAGATGGGGGACAACTAGATCGTCGATCTTCGCGTAAAGGTCGTCGATCGTCCCGTCGTTGACCAAAAAGAAATCGACCAGGTCGAAATCTCCGTCATGACTGACGAGACCCTCCCTGCCGGACGCCATGAAATGATCCACGAATGTGCGGATTTGGGACTCCGAACCGTTCGGATCGTCGTTGAGAAAGCCCGGACGGCACATGAGGATGTTGTATCCTCCTCTGCGCCTGACAGAAGCCAACTCGTTCCTGTACCTGACATCCGAAATCACAACGCCCCTCGGGCACAATCGGAAAAGGCTCTCTATCCAGACCTCCTCCTTGATGCCCCGAAAGCCGTCCCCTATGAACTGCAGGGCCTTCCTGACATTCATTTTAAAGCCGGGCGGCGGCTCCTGAATCACCTTCCAGCGCTCTATGAACTCCATGTCGACGCCGAAGTACTCGCAAAAGGCCTGCTTGACGCCGGCCGCGAAAGCCCCCCTGCCAAGCCCAAGTTTGCTGGCGATGTAGTCGGCGGCCACATCCTTTCCCTGCCTGAGCTGTCCGGCAACTCCGATTATCATGATGGTCTCCTCACCCAAATTATACTCTTCTAATGCCAGATTTCAAAGCCTACATATTGCAAAGGTGACCTATGGAACCAATCTGTGGAAACTGCCTCCTGTTTGACAAGGAAAACGAGCGGTGCAAAGTCGCAATCCTGGTGGAGGGGCAGACCCTTCACATGCCCGTCGGCGCGAAAGATAGATGCCACATGGACGAGCTCGGAATACCAGTCCAGCAAGTCAGGTGGTGGGTGGAAGACCCCAAGACAGGAGAGGCCACAGAAGGCAACGGAACCGTAAAGATCGAGTACCCGGACGGGTTCTTCGGGAGGTAGATGGGGAATTGCTGCGGGCCATTCAAACGAGGAAGACCAGCCAAGGCGGTTGTATCTAGCCAACAGTGCTTCGCGGACTGCTGCGGGAACCTGTGCCCGCCGGAGGGCTGCTGCGATTCGATAACCATCAATTTCGAGTGCGGCTGCGGATGCGAATGCCAGCAGACCTACAACTTCAACGGACTGAAGTTCAAGAGGAAGACGCCTAGAACAATAGGGATACCGTCCTTCTCGAAAAAGGTTTTGACCGCGAACGGATTCACTTTCGCGGCGGGCGGCACGGTGCCATCCATACCCGGTTCATCTTCTACCGAAGAGCCGCCAACCTCCAGCAGCACCACGGAGCCACCTTCCAGCTCCTCTACAGAAGTCACCTCCAGCAGTTCGTCCATCACCTCCAGCAGTTCGTCCATCACCTCCAGCAGTTCGTCCGTCACCTCCAGCAGTTCGTCCGTCACCTCCAGCAGTTCGTCCGTCACCTCCAGCAGTTCGTCCAGCAGTTCCAGTAGTTCCAGCAGTTCCAGCAGTTCGTCCGTCACCTCCAGCAGTTCCAGCAGTTCGTCCAGCAGTTCGTCCATCACCTCCAGCAGTTCCAGCAGTTCCAGCAGTTCGTCCAGCAGTTCGTCCAGCTCAAGCGAGTTGTACTACTGCGTTGTAGTCAAGAGTTCCAGCAGTTCGTCCAGCACCACAGGTGGGTGCCAAACCGGAGGGTGCGTAGGGTGGTACAGAAAGACCGACTGTGCGCCTTGCGTATACACAGGGCCGAAAGGCGCTCCGGCAGGAACAACTAAAGATGTATATACAGGATCCAATGGGCAATACAACTGCGATACATTGGCCCCGTTCAAGCCGGGCAGTCCGGAGTGCTCGGGCGGGGCGGGCTTCATTGACTTTCCGAGTGTTGAATGGCCGCCAGAAATAATTACGGCACAGGCCAACCCGGGGTGCGAAAGGCAGTGCATAAAAGAGTCGGAGCTAGATCCGAAGCGCCACATAGTCGTTGGCGGACCGTACCTTACGACGGAGGAATGCGAACAGAACTGCCAGTGCTCCAGTTCCAGTTCCAGTTCCAGCTTCATCTCCAGTTCCAGTTCCAGTTCTAGTTCCAGCTCCAGCTCCAGCAGCTCCTGCGTTTGCAAGACCGCATCTGTGCAGGTCACAACAAGCGGGTGCTGCCTGTACCTGGCGTCGGGTGGCGTGGAGGCGGTCGGATCGGGCGAGGTTTCGGCGTCGCTGTCCGGCCCCGGTCTGGATGGCTGTCCGGTCACGCTGCTCATGAATGGACAGGCGACAAGCACCATATCCGTAGAGGACGGGGACAGCATAGACATAGAACTGCAGACGGAGGGCAGCTGCACATGCTGCAAGACCCAGTCTGACTGCTCGTCCCAATCAACGGGCATGTGGGTTCAGAAGAGCAACAAGGACAAGTCCACCATAGCTCTCGACAAGCGTACGCTCATGGCGAAGATAAAGGCGGCTACCGACAAGGTGAGGGGCAGGCGAAGAAAAGGCTAGCTGCCCCTGATGTGGGCCAGCATCTCTGCCACCCTGTCGTCCTTCATGTTCAGCACCCGCTTGACGGCCTGGGGATCGGCGAGGAGGTCTGACGGCCTCCTGAACCCGGCGGCGAACAGCTTTTCGGCCCGGACCTTGCCGACATTGGGGATCCTGCACAGGTCAACGAGCTCGGTGCGAACGCCGTAGGAAACCCTCATCGACAGGTCCCTGAAGAAGGATCCGCGGTTCCATTTGGCCGCCATGGAATCAAGCAGGTTCAGAACGCTTGCGAGGCGGTCGAAATCCATTTGGAGGCCTCTTGCCATGGACGCGAAGGGTCCTAGGGGAGACCCGTTGAGGAGACAATGGTAGGCGTACGCGCCTTTTACGGTACCATCAGGCCAGTCGCCGAAGGCCTTTCTGAACTTGACGGCGAAGAACTCCATCTCTTCCTTCTCCGCCCTTGTCACGAAGCCACTCCGGATGGAATCCACGTTGCCGAGGGCCATGGCGACGGCCAAATCGTTGGACTCGTTGGAGTTGGCGAACAAATGCTTGAAGTTGCGCCGAAGATCGGCGACGTCGAACGGGCTGTAGTACAGCATGCTCGACACCTTGCCGACGGAGGTGACCTCGTACCTGCCGCCCTCCTCCTTGATCGCCCCCACCCTGAGTAGGAGGTCTATGGTCTTGTCGGCTATCGAGTCGTCAAGCTCCTTGTACTGGAAGTACGCGAGGGATCGCGCGTACCAGTCGTGGACGTCGGCCATGCAAGATATCGAGCCGTGATGTATGTCGCTGACGAGGTGGAAAGCGAGGGTCTTGTAGTGCGGATCGTCCTCGCTGCCGGTATGGTTGAGCAGTTGGGACTCTATCTTCTTGGGGACGGACAGACGCTCGATGTGGTGATCAGGGTTCCTGTTGGGCACGAGGATGTAGACATCGCCCCGGGGGTCGTACCCCGGCCTGCCAGCCCGACCGGCCATCTGGAAGATGTCGTAGGTCTCGACCTCCGTCATGCCCCGATGGACGCCGGCGATGATCACCCTTCGGGCTGGGAGGTTGCAGTTGTGCGATATCGCTCCGCAACCAACATAGGCGTGGGGGCTCTCAACCTCTATCTCCCTGAACTTGCCACCTTTGCATTCTTGCAGTTCTTTCACCCTCGCCCAGTAGTATGGTTTTTCAAGAACGTCGTTCAGTCTAGTCTTTTTTGGGGATGCAGAAACCAGTTTTTCTATCGTGGCTCTAGCGCAGTCTTGTGTATTAAGACTGTTGTATAGGTCGCCACCTGTAATATTGCGGAAATCCTTGGCCTTGAGATTGTTGGAGCCGACATATTCGCACAACAACTCTCTCGCCGGAACCAAATCCTTTGCGTGACCAGCAGCCGAGGTCGCGAGAAAATCATCAAGCCTAGAAGCCTTGCTCGGACAACCAAAGCCTATGTGCCTCCTGAAGGCCTCCAGATTCGTCCTGCCGAAAACCCGAAGTCTGTAGCAGTAGTCCCTGACGGGATTTTGAAGCCTTCCTTTTATGACCGAGGGCTTGATTTTTTTTCTGCCGAAGGAGGACCTGATTCCGAAGCCAAGAAGTAGAGTCCTGACCGATTCGACCGCCTTCTCGCTGATGTTGGTGAGGCCGACCGAAACATTCCCGTTAGAATTGCTCTCTGTGCCACCGTCCGAATCAAAAAGCCCCCTCAAAAAACTTTTAACCCTACTTTGGTCTCCGTAAACAGAATTTGGTATGTCGTTCGTTCCGTTCTTGCGCCCAATCGGGAGAATCTCCTTGAGTCTATCGGTCGTAGATTTTTTCTTCGTGACGAGATGAGGTATGCCATTGGTGTCGTTCCTTACGCCGCCCGATACGCCGAACTCCTCGTAAAACATTCTGATGACCTGGTTGGCCAGGCTGTCCATCTTGCCGAGACAGATGTCTATAGTTATCTTTTCCGAACCATCGGCGTGACTTCCACTTCTTACGAGACATCCGTCGCCGAAAATGAACCCGACCAAATACCAAAAGCGATCCAGTCCGACCTCTTCTCTCCAAATTTTGAGATCGGACGGAACGGCGACAAAGTCTCCTTTGGACAAAGAGGAGACCCTATTCCAGTTCGGCGAAGACCTGCCCTTGGCGGACAGAAACACATGGTCGTCTGACACAGTCATCGTGTCGCCGCACTCAAGTTTGATGAAGTAACCAGAATCGGAATCGAAGTCCTTGGTCCTCACGACCTTTCTGGACTTGAAGCCGTCTTTCACGGGACAAAGCAACTCGTCCCCGACTCGCAATTCGGCAACATCCTTCAGCGAGCCATCGGGAAGGACCACCCTGCTCCCATGTCTGTAGCAGCCCCACGCGACCGTGCTCGTAGCGATGAGCACCCTCAGGTCGCCGTGCTTGAACCTGTCCTCGACCGCGTGCCTCTTCTCCTTCTCGAGATCGGCGTTGTGGAACTCACACTCTATACGACGGTCGGCGAGCGCCGACCTGATCCTCTCGCCGGTGGCCTTGGAGTGGACGAAGACGAGGAACTTGTCGTCCTTGTACTCCCTGATCAAGTCCACTGCCCTCTCCGCCTTGTACTCCTCAGTCTGGTCGTAGGTCTCGGCGACCTCGTACTCCTCGTAGTGGATGTCGAGCGGGCAGGGCCTGTAGTCGGAGACCACGAGGTAGGTGTCCTTCTTGACCAGGCTGCATCCCACCCAGTTGGCTATCTCGTCGACGTTCGGCATGGTCGCGGAAAGGAAGACGATCCTCGGGTCGCGGGCGACCTTGGAGAACTTCATCAGGCCGACCTCCAGGTGGTCGCCCCGGCCGGGAACCGTCAGCAGGTGCGACTCGTCAACCACGATGGTGCCGCACGCCTTCAGGAACTCGTTCTTCTCGGAGTCCATGTTCCTGCACCGCGACGAGAGCATCTCGGAGGTCATGACTATGACATCCGCCTCCTCGAGCTCCTTGTGCCTGGCCTCCGTCAGCCTGTAGTCGCCCGTGCAGATCGCGACCTTTAGGCCGTCGAAGACCGACCCCGGCGAGGTCCACTCGTCGATCTTCTCCTTCGCGAGGGCCCGGAGCGGGGCCAGGTAGATGGCCTTGCCTCCCCTCTCCCTGACCTCGTGGGCCATGAAGAGCTCCGCGCATATCGTCTTGCCGACCCCGGTGGGCGCGGCGATGACGCAGTTGCAGTCCCTGTCGTGCACCTCGAAGACCCTGCTCTGGACCCTGTTGAAGTGTTCGAACGGGTACCTAGCGTGGACGAAGGCCGAGGCGGGGACGAGCTCGTTCTGGTCTGTTAGCGTTGTCAGCGACATGGAAACGGGGAGGGGGTCTTTCGGCCCCCTCCCCTCCCTCTCCCCCACTATGTTACTTCTTAGAAGACCTTCTGTCCAGCTCCGCCGCAGCGGCGTCGCCCACCGAGTCGATCCTCACGAACCAGTCGTCGGCGCCGGTTGCCTGCGACAGCCACCGGTCCACCTGGTTGTCCTTCTGGAGTATCGCGCAAGCGCTCGACCTGTCGAACGCTATGGTCTGCGGCAGCAGGTCCGCCAGGGCCCTAAGGTCGTCGTCCGAAGACCTAGAGCAGAACTCCTTCACCAGAACCGTCTCCGACTTGCCGACCTTCTTCTTCGACTGAACCATCCAAATTACCCCGAAATAATGTTCGAACCACGGCACCGCACACGGAGGCCGATCGCGACACTTGTTTAGAATAATACAGATGGAAGCGGCGGTCAATATGGTTTTCTAGAGCACGTCAAGTATGTTGATGTTGGTGCCGTCTTCGCCTATGAGCGACTGCTCGCACACCATCTCCCTGTCGCCGTGGTACCGAAGGCCGAGGTTGTACCGGTCTATCGACACCGAACGGTTCCTCTGGGACGCGACGACCCAGCAGTAGTCGGGCGTGATCTCCTGGTCTCCGTACCTGTTCTCCTGCGTGACGCCGACCTCGAGCACCATGCCGCTCGGCAGGGAGAGCTCAAGCACGCCCTCCTTGAGAAGGTACTCGACTAACAGCCTCTGTATCTTGTTCTTGGCCGACGAACTCATGGGAACCTCCTGGATGAAGGAATGGTGTTCAGTACAGATTCAGTTGCTCCGGCCTCATGTATGCGTACCTGAAGCCCTCGAACTCCCTCGGGTCCGTCCTCTCCTTCATGGGGGAGGCGATGGGACGGCCCCTGGAGTCGAGGCAGACGCTCCAGCAGTAGACCTTCTTGTCCTCCTGGTAGAACTCGACGAGCGCCAGATGGTGCGAGCCGAGCGCCTTCCTCGCGAGCTTCGTGACGAGGCAGAAAGGGAGGAACGGTGCGTACTTGTTGTAGACCTGGAAAGACTCTAGGTAGTGGTCGTTGTAGGCCGCCCTGTTGAAGTGGAAAACGAGAGAATACCCGTCCACGTCGGCCTCGGACCTCTTGAGGGGCGAAAGATAGTACTCCAGCTCGACCGGGCCGAGCGGGAAGTTGTACGGCACGAGGTCGCGGGAAAGGTTCCTCAAGTTCTCCAGTCTGGAGTCGAAGTTCGACATGGCCGTTGCCCTCTCCACTATGTATCCCGCATCGGCCGAATAAAAGCGCCGGTTCGTCCAAAAAACAAAGGCCGAGGAGCCTTTTTTTGGCCGAACCGGCGAGCCTTGAGCAATGCCGAAAAGGTTGATCTAATTTAGTGGCGGGGACACAATGGCACACGCGGAGAATTTCACATGTCGATAAAATGCCTCATGCTGGAGACCTCGGACAAGAAGAGGTTCTTCCTGCCGATCGGGTGCAGAAAGACGCTCGACGAATACTGCCGGGCCTTCGGGGCGAAGACCCAGGTCGTGCAAGCGGAGCTCAAGAGAAAGCAGCTAATCGGCATCCCCGCCCTGGTGCTAGCACTGTGCGACAAGGGACACAGGCCGGACAGGGTGGAGTTCAAGGCCGCGGGAAAAGGGAACGCCAAAAGGGCCAGATGACCGACCCCCGGGTCAATCCTCTTCCTTGGACCCGAGCAGGTGTCCGACGTCCTGGTTGGTGTCCACCTGCTCCACATTGTCGCTGTTCGTGAGGGCGATCGCCCCCGACCACTCTTTGAGGTATTCGGAGACCTCCTCCGGACTTTCGGCGTCGACGAGAGCGGGATACTTCATCAGTATAGCGGAGTCGAACGGCGCGGACTTGGACTGCTGGAAGGTGGCCCCCTCCTCGCCGGCGTTCCACTGGGGGAGGATCACATACTTGCCGGCCCCCTTGGAGGGTTCGACGCGCTTCGCCATGAGAAGGGCGTCGAGCAGGCCGCCGAGCGGGTTTATGCCGGAGTCGAAGAATAGAGGCACGTTCTCGACCTTCACCCCGGGCGTGAAGTGCCGGTTCTTCTTGTTGGCGATCGTCATGTTGACGCCCAGGGACAGCTTGGTGTCCTTGTCCTGGAACGACTTGGGGGCGCCGGTCCTGAACCTGAGCGAGGCGTAGAACTTGAGGGCCTCCCCGCCGCCGCTCGTCGTCTCGTCGTTGCCGTAGATGACGCCGATCTTCTTGCGCACCTGGTTGATGACGTACAGGGTCGCGTCGTTGTCGTTGAGGAACGGGTTGAGGCTCCGCAGAATCTTGTTGGCGAACTTCGCCCTCTCGCCGGGGCGCTCATGCCCGACGGCGTCGATCTGGGCCTTCGTGGGGTTGTCCGGAAGGTCGACCTCGCTGAACTCGCGCTCCGTGGGGTTCACGCCGATGCTGTCCCACACTATGCCGATGGGCTTGTCGGGGAACTTCGACCGTATGGCCCTGACCACGGAGATTATCTGCTTCTCGACCTGCTGGAGGGTTACGGGGCTGTATACGATGAGTTTGTCGGGGTCGACATGGCCGCAGCGCTCCGCGAACTCGCTTCCGCTGGACCTCTCGCAGTCCAGCAGGACGGCTATGCCCCCCTGCTTCTGGATCGCCCCGAGGAAGCAGTAGCCGAGGAACGACTTGCCCGAGGCCTCCGGGCCGAAGGCCTCGATGATTCGTCCGCCGGGGAAGCCGCCCTTGACGAACCGGCCGCTGCAGGCGTAGTTGATGGCCAAGTTGCCAGTGTTTACGTAGTACGGCACGATCCCCGCGTTGCGCAGGGTCTCGCCTCCGGTGGAAGAGAGTATCTCGTCCAGAATCGAATCCTCGTTCTTCTTTGCCTTGGCCATGTTTTGCTCCGTGGTTTGATCGAGAAATGGAATAGGGCCTCCCCCTCGGCCCGATTGCCCAGGGGGAGGCCTGTTCCAACAGAAAAGAATCAGCCGAGCTTCCTGAGCTCTTCGAGGAAGTCCTCGTCGGCGTCGGACTCGTCGGAATCCGACTCCTGCGCCACCGTGGCGGCGACAGGGGCGTGCCGAGCCTCGTCGCGGGGCTTCGCCTCGGCGGCCTGGGGCTTGCTGGCGTACTTGGTGGGATCGAACCCGCCTTCCGTCTCCTGCTTGAGGCCGAGATGGACGAGGAGCTCGTGCTCCAGCTCCTCGTAGCTCTTCAGGATCCTGAGGGCCTTGAGGTCGTGGAGGTTCTCCATCCACCTCTTGCAATCGTCGGGATCGCCGGCGGGCGACTCCTCAAGGAAATGGGAACCCTCGTAGTTCGGGAAGCTCTGGTCCCCGGACTTGCGGATGGTCTTGACGAGCTTGAAGTCGTACCCGGCCTTGAAGTCGGTCACGTCGCCGAGCTTGGGCTGGTTCATCTCCTTGTCGCCGAGGATGCCCCTCAGGATGATCTCGTGGACGGTCTTGCCGACCGACAGGATCTTGGGGCCGACATTCTTCTTGACCGTGCCGTCCTCCGACCGCTCCTCGCGGACGATGACGTTGTAGTAGTACCTCTCGATCGGCTTGATCTGCCTGTAGAGGTTCCTCTTCTGCTCGGCCTCCGCCGGGGCGGCCTGCTCGCTCTCCTTCCAGAGGTGACGCATGTACTCGCAGATCGGGTTCTTGCCGACCCACTTGCCGTTGACATACTCGCGTATGTCGTGGAGGCTCTTGCCGTTCACCCTGTGGAGGGCGGTCACGAGGTAGAAGGGGTTCTCGTCCCTGCCGAAGGTCCCCTTGGGGGCTGGCGGTAGCAGGCGCATCACCACGCTGCCCTTGCCTTCAGGCATCCTCACGAAGTTCTCGAGGAAAGACCCACCGCTGCCCTCCGCAGCCTTGAGCGTCTTGTAGTCATTCTGAAGCGATCCGAGATCAAGTCCCATGTCATTCTCCGTTTGTAAAGGTTAAGGTTTCCGCGACACTTCCGTGCCGCGTCAACATGTTATACATAAGATCGGAGAAACGGTCAATAGACTTTAGCGGATTTTTCTAGAAATCTTCAGCCTTCGGGGGAGATGTCCAGACGGCCCTCGGTCCCGGCCTCCTCGCTGGCGGACCGGGCCTTGGCCTCGAGCGCCCCGAGCTTTTCCTTCAGGGTGTGGTGGCCCTCGGACTCCAGCCCTTCGTTGATGGCCCTCTTCTGGGCCATGTCGCGTTCGTACTCGTCCTCGAGGGCCTTGAGTATCTCGGCATTGCGCTGGAGCCTCTCCAGGACCCTCTTCTTCTCGGCCTCCTCGGCGGCCCGCTTCTTCTCCGGGTCTTTGACTATGGGATTGACCTTCTCCCTGAACTTCCTGTCGAGGGAGGCCTTGCGGCGCTCGTCCCTGGAGAGCTGCTGGAACTTGTGCCTCCTCGCGGCGGCACGGGCCTTGCCCTTGAGCTCCCTGGCCTTCTTCTTCTGCATCTGCTTCTTCGTCGGCATCACTTCCTCCTTATGTCCGGCACGTCGCCACTCTCGTAGTTCCCCCAGAGGTTTATCTCCTCCTTGCGGTCCTCGGCCCCGACGTACTTGGGGCCCTCGTCCTGCTGGACGAGCCCGGTCCCGATCGCGACGAAGTACTCCGCGCTGACGTCCACGTCCCTGCCCGCGTCGTCGGTCGTGGCGTAGAGGAGGGTCGTCCCCATGGACTTCTCCGACCACACGGGGTACTGCCTGCCGCTGGTGAATTTCAGGCCCTTCTGCTTGGCCTTGAACTCGGCGATCGGCTCCGGGTCGTAGCGCTCGTGCCTCAGGGGCCTCCTGGCGAGGTTCTTTGCCGTGAGCGGGCACGCCCTGTCGGCCGCGGCCTTGGAGGGCGACGGCAGGGGCTTGAAGTCCTCCTGCACGGCGTCCTCGAAGTCCTCCGTCTCCACCACCTTCCCCGAGTCGAATGAGAACTTCTTGTTCTTGATGACGATGCCCGCGCCCGTCTCCCTGTACGACACCCTCTTCTTGGCGTATTCGTATATCTCGACGCCGACTATGAATATGTTCCGGCGGGCGAGCTGGGTCATGACCTTTGCGGCGAGGGCGTCCAGGCCGACCTCCTCCGTGACCTTCCCGATCTTGGCGCTCTTCTCCTTCACCTCCTCGGAGTACACGCCCGGGACGTCGGTCGCCTCCTTGTACCTGTAGATTATCTCGTATCCCATGGAACTATTCTAGCTACCTCGCGGCGATACCGGAGCCGTAGCGGGTCCGGAAAGCGAGGGACTTCGCCCCCTTGGACCTGCAGAAGTCCGCGAATACCTCCTCCGAAGCGCCGTGGGACAGACGGTCCACGCAGAGGACGCCCCCGTCGGAAAGAGAAGACCAGCAGAAGTCCATGCATTCCATGAGCGAGTCGCTGCCCATCTCGCGGGTGACCACGGCCATGTCTGTCCCCCGGCACGCCTCCGCGACGAGGGGGTCGTGGAAGTCCCCGACATGGACGGACACGGGGAATCGCCGGCCCGCCGCGGACCTGACATTGGAAAGGGCGAGCCTAGGAGAATAGAAGGCGTCGGAGGGGGGCTGGACGCACACGGCCGACTCTGGGGCCTCGCACCCCTTCAGGAGGCAGCTCAGGTGGAGGCCGAGGTCCAGTCCGATGCAAACTATCCTCCTCGGGCCGAACACCCTGCCCATGTGGTAGTAGAACGGCAGGTAGTTGGGATCCTGGTACTGCCCCGTGAGCCTCGAGGACTCCTCTATGAGCCTCATCCCCCCGAGCAATGCGCGTGGGGACATGAGACTCGACTTGAGCCTCCGCTCCAGTTCGGCGACGGAGGCCGAAAAACCGCGTTCCGCCGCCGCTTCGGGATCCATGTGGACGCTCAAGTTACCTGGGTTTGTGGGTGCCGCCAAATCTCGGCGTTGCCGTACTTCTGCACGAGGTGCGGGCCGAGGACTTCCAGGGCCTTGTGCGGAACGGGCGCTACCGTCGGCCTTATGGAGTGGAGGCCGGGTATCCTGTGGACGTTGACGTCGTCCTCCTTGGACACCTGCTCCACATTCAGGAAATTGTGCTCGTACGGCTGCTCGCCCAAAAACTCGTATATCCTTCGCATTGTCGAGGCGGGCTGGCTCGTCAGGTCGTCGAACTCCACGAAAAGCATGCAGTCTTGGTGGCCCCGGGCGATGGCGTCCTTCACGCGGTTGTAGGCGAGCCCCACCGGCTGCCCAGATCCGGCCCAGATGTCGCAGCGCCCCTCAATCGTCTGGGCCTTGAAGTAGTCCGCGCTCTCAAACGACCACTGGCTCTGGCCGGTGCTCTTGCGCCAGAGCTGCTCGAAGCTGGCGAGGATTTCGGAGACATTGCGGACGGGGACGATGATCTTGGGCTTCTCGCCCTTGATGAACTCGAGCATCTCTATGAGCGAGAGCCAGCCTCGGCCCTTGTCGATAACAACCTGCCTTTCGGTCAGGTGGTAGGATTCCATGGCGGCCCTTAAGACGCACCTCAGCTGCTCGTAGTCTATGCCCTCCGCCTGGTGCTCGATCAGCCGGTCCCACTGGTTACGGATGCCGAAGAGCACATCGTGACAGCCGGACGTGGCCGGGGAGACATAAAATTTGGGGTTCTGCGCCAGGATGTTGCACAGAAGCGTGCTTCCAGACCTGGGGAGGCCCGATATGTAGTAATGAGTTCGCATGCCTAAACATAGTAACGCGTGCGTTTTTGGCGTCAAGGCGTATTTGGCGGCAATAGATATCTATTGCCGCCAACACCAATCAGGCCGAATAGCCTGCCCAATACATTCCAATTTCGAGGCCATCCACGCGCGCAAACCAATAAATAGTATGGTTAGTCTGGCCGGTCACAGAAATATCCAGCGCTTTATTCGTGTTGTCTGCCGTTATCGCAACGTCATAGGCAGCGTCATCTTCAACGTCCGTGCCAACGAGTTGCCGCCATTACTCGTTGAAGCCGTGCGTAGTTAACGCCTTCCGCTTAATGCTCAATCAGTGAATCCCACTGGTTACGAATGCCGAACAAAACGTCGTGGCAGCCGCTTGTTGCTGGCGAAACGTAGAACGCCGGATTCTGCGCGAGAATGTTGCAGAGCAGGGTCGAGCCCGATCGCGGCAGGCCCGAGATGTAGTAATGTGTTCTCATGACCGATTAATATACCGAGCCGCGAGAATTGAGCAAGCGAGTTCTGCCTCCGCGATTGCTAGCGGCAATACGGAATAGCAACGCCACGGGCAGTACGCGCCGATCGTGCCGCAGAGCAGGAGTTCAAGGGTGTGCCTCATTACCCGCAGTCGCCTCCAAAGCTGCTCGCAAAGCCGTTGTTCTCTGTGAACTCTGCGTAGCTAGAGCTTTCGCCGATGGCATTCACTGCGTATATGCGAAGCACCCATGAGGCGTTGTAGAAATCCACTCCGCTGATTACAGAACCTCCATTGAGGCAGCCAGTAGTCAGAGATGGCGCGTTAACTTGTCGGAATGTCGCGTAGCCGTTACGGCTTGCCCGCAGCCGGTAGCTTGTGATCGCGCTGCCACCGTCAGAAAGCGGCGCGAGCCAACTGATGGTTGCATTGGAGCACCCGCATGGCGTGACAGTTATTGATCTCGGCGCACCGGGAACGCTTGCCGCAACCGGCGTACCGCTCGCCGTCCCGCTGTAATCTCCCGCAGTAAAATTCACCGCCGCCACCCGCACCGTGTACGAAGTGCCGTTCGTCAATCCCGTGAGCGTGTAACTTGTGCTGGTGCTGCCTGTCAGCACATACGCCGCGGAGCCGCTCGCTGGCGTGTATTCCACAAGATAATTTGTGATCGTACCGTGAGTTGTGGCCGGTGCCGTCCAACTCAGCGTGAGTCGGGCGTTGCCGGCCGTTGCCGTGAGGCTGGTCGGGGCGACGGGGCCGCTGGGCCATTGAGCAGCCGTGCGCATCGCCTGCGCCTCGCGGAGCGTGAAAACACCACTAGTAGCGATCGTCGTCCAAGTCGGCACGGTACCGATGATCAATCCGCCGCGTGGCTTGCTCATGCGGCACCTCCTGCGCTCGCCGCCGCGCTCGTCGTGCCGGGAGAATCAAGCCAGTATAGATCGTTAAGAGACGGCATCACGAATACTCCTTCCAGAACGCAATCACATGAAGGTCGCCGCCAGCACTCGCCTGCGCGTAGATCGATTGCGCTTCTTTGAGCGTCAAACCAAAATCTTTGGAAACCACCACAAGCGTGGCGTCCGCGGGAACGGTCACAGTATGCGCAAGCTTTGTGGCGGTTCCAGTGTTTGTGGCGGCGGCATAGAAATTGAGCGTGATGTCGCACGCATTGATGCCATCTACATTTGCGACAACAATTGAGTCAATCATGTACGCCTTGTTGCTCGCGGCGGCGTTTGAGACGACTTGCGTTTCAGTCGTGGTGTCCAACCGCACAAGCGCGTTGTTGAGTATGACTGATGTTGCTGCATTGAGGTTTGGATTTGCCATGGATTGTTCCTATGTGAGTGCCAAAATCAGTCCTAGTTTAACGCCGCCTGCTGCCGTTGTCTGCGTTGTGCCGTCTGGGAATGTGACACCGCGGCCGCTGTCAACGATTTTAAGCCCGTTGACGAACGTCGTGTTAGCGGCGTCAGCCGTGATGTTCGACCCGATGATGTGGGCGTTGGAGTAGGAGTTGGTGTTGTTGCTTTGGCCGCCAAGTACGCTAGAGTGGGTGCCACTGGCGGTGTTGCCCTTGCCGCCGCTGACGGTGCTGTACTGAGCGCTGGCGGTGTTGTATGATCCGCCGCCGACGGTGCCGAAGTCGTAGGCGGTGTTGTATCTGCCGCCGCCTACGGTGCTGATGTAGCCGCTGGCAGTGTTGTATCTGCCGCCGCCGACGGTGCTGTAAGCGTTGCTGGCGTTGTTGATATTACCGCCGCTGACGGTGCTGTAGCCTCCGCTGGCGGTGTTGTTGTAACCGCCGCTGACGGTGCTGTAGTTGCTACTGGCGTCGTTGCTATAGCCGCCGCCGACGGTGCTGCGGTCGCCGATGGCGGTGTTGTCCTGACCGCCGCCAACAGTGCTGCGGTTGCCGCTTGCCGTGTTGTTTCTGCCGCCGCCGACGGTGCTGTAGTTGTTACTGGCTGTGTTGCTCCGACCGCCAAGTACGCTGGAGTACGTGCCGCTGGCGGTGTTGTTAAGGCCGCCGCCGACGGTGCTTCGACTGCTGCTGGCGGTGTTGTTAAGGCCGCCGCCGACGGTGCTGTTGTAACTGCTGGCGGCGTTGCCCATGCCGCCGCCGACGGTGCTGCGGTAGCCGCTGGCGGTGTTGAGTCTGCCGCCGCTGACGGTGCTGTAGTCGCCGCTGGCGGTGTTGCCCTTGCCGCCGCCGATGGTGCTGACATAGCCGCTAGCGGTGTGGCCCTTGCCGCCGCTGACGGCGCTCATGTAACCGCTGGCAGTGTTGTTTGAGCCGCCGCCGACGGTGCTGAGGTCGCCGCTGGCGGCGTTGAGTCTGCCGCCGCTGACGGTGCTGTAGTCGCCGCTGGCGGTGTTGTCCTTGCCGCCGCCGATGGTGCTGTAGTAGGCGCTGGCGGTGTTGTGGTAACCGCCGCCGATGGTGCTGACATGGCCGCTGGCGGTGTTGTTGTAGCCGCCGCTGACGGTGCTGTAGTTGCCGCTGGCGTTGTTCTGCCGACCGCCGACGGTGCTGTAGTTGCCGCTGGCGGTAGAGTGGGAACCGCCGCTGACTACGCTGTAGTTGCCGCTGGCGGTGTTGTAGCCGTTGACGGGCTGAATACTTTGATAGCCTGAGCCGGTTGTGTACGGACTTGAGCCGCCACCACCGCCGGTGACAGAAGAGTCCAGCGTCGCGTTCTTGAGCGTCTTGCCGCCAAAGTCAATTTCGTCAGCCATGATTCAGTTACTCCTTTCGTCTATAAAGATATCTACACCTTTGACGGCGGATTCGGCGGGGGCACGAACACAGGCTGCGACAACGGCACGCTCAGTTTTTCCAGCGTTTCAGCAAGATTTGGCCCCAGACGCTCAAGCACGCGGGCCTCGACCTGCGCCTGCGTGTAATCGCCCGCGGCGTCATATTCAGCGCCTTCCCACAAAATAAGCGACTGACGACCAAAGCGCAGAATCGCGCGCGCGCTCTTTCGGGCGCTATCGTCAATTAAAACAAACGATAGGTCGGTTAACGTTATAGGCGGAAATGTATGCTGTTTGCCGTTGGTGTCGATGAACGACGCTGGAGTAAAAGTGACTGGCGTGGAAAGTTGCATAAGAAATCTCCTGTTCTAGTGTGTTCAATACGTGCACGAACCGTCGTCGCAGGTGGCGTCGGGGTTGTAGTTCGCGGAGGCTGGGTCGGTGCAGCCGTAGATGGCGCATTCTCCGCACGATTCACAAATTCCGAAGTAATCGCACGAGTTTCCGCAACCATCAAACGAGATGTACTGGCCGCAGCCCCCCGAAGATTCGCAATAATCTAAAAAAGTGCCTCCGTAGCCGCAGCCATCATAAATATTCCCATAGCACGACCCATCGTTGCAGCCGGCGGCGGGATTATAGTTGCACGCCCACGGGTCTGTGCACCCAACTTCGCCATACAAGCACGACCCATCGTCGCAAGTCGCGGCAGGATTATAGTTGCACGCCGTCGGGTCTATGCACCCAGAGACGCTAGGCGCGATAACCTGCGTGATCTCTACTGCCGCCACCCACGCCACCGCTTCGCCGCCCGCACCCAGCACGAGAATGTCAAGCGACTTGGCTGTGTCATTAGCCGAAAGCGTAACTGTAGAGCCATCTAGGGCCGTATCCATCCACGTCTCAACGATGGGGCTGCCCACCAGCGAAACAGTGCCGCCCGTCATGCGTTTAATTACGCCGCGCAGCGTCCAGCCGCCTGCGGCCGCGTTTGCGCACGCCGACACGGCCGACAAGCGCACATTAAAATGCCACACCGCATTCGCGGGAAGCGTAAGCCGGGCGCCGGACCCGTCCAAAAACATTGCCGACGGGCTGCTGGCGCTGCCTGCCGTAACGGTGCGCATCAAAACTCTGATCGTCTGCGCGTCGCCGTTTTGGAGAAAACGTCCAGCGGCGTGAGCCTGCGCGCCGTAATGTGACGCAACGGCGGCTATGCCTCCGCTGACGGTGCTGGCGTAGGCGCTGGCGGTGTTGCCCCTGCCGCCGCCGACGGTGCTGTAGGCGCTGCTGGCGATGTTTTCTCGCCCGCCGCTAACTGTGCTGATGTCTCCGCTGGCGTTGTTTTGCCTTCCGCCGGCGACGGCGCTGTAGTAGCTACTAGCGGCGTTTTGTTGGCCGCCGCCGACGGTGGCGAACTGGTTACTAGCGGTGTTGCTATCGCCGCCGCCGACGGTGCTGATGTAGCCGCTGGCGGTGTTGCTGACGCCGCCGCCGACGGTGCTGAAGTAGCCGCTGGCGTTGTTTTGCCCGCCGCCGCCGACGGTGCTGTAGTTGCTACTGGCGGTGTTGTTCGCGCCGCCGCCTACGGTGCTGCGGGCGGCGCTGGCGGTGTTGCTCTGTCCGCCGCCGACGGTGCTGTAGTTGCTACTGGCGGTGTTGTTCGCGCCGCCGCTGACGGTGCAGGCATATCCGCTGGCGTTGTTGCTTTGGCCGCCGCTTACGGTGCTGTATTGAGCGCTGGCGGTGTTGCTCCTGCCGCCGCCGACGGTGCTGCGGTCGCCGGTAGCGTGATTCAGATATCCGCCGCTGACGGTGCTGTAGGTGTTGCTGGCGGTGTTGTTTTTGCCGCCTCCAATAACGCTATAGTCACCGGTCGCTGTGTTGTTTAAACCGGATCCGACAATGCTGTTTGTGCCTGCGCCTACGGCGTACGGCCCGCCACCTCCGCCGACGCCCACGGAAACATATGCGGATCCGTCCCATCTGTACTGGCTGTTGTCGTTCTTGGAAAGGTAGATGAACCTGACGTCGCCTGTCGCCGGAAACGAGGCGAAATCGGCGAACTGCTGGACGGCCAGGGAGGCTATGTCCCCGAGTTTTATCTTGCTGGTAGCCGTGCCGACCACGTTCGCGGAAGGAACCACCGCGTTCTGCTCGGCGGCGCCGAGTGGCAATTGAGATATCTTGATGCCCATTTCACCCTCCGACCTATATATGCGAACTAAAGTCAATCAAGATATTTATCTTGAGCCCTATCTCTAAATCAAGCAAAATTGCGGGAGTTTCGTGTTATTGTGTTATTGGTCGTAGTTACTGGCAATGCTGTCTATTTTTTCTATATTCTCTTGGCTCAAATAGTTAATATAATCGCCAACTTTACCGTTTCTAGTTTTGTACGAGTCAATGTTATTTATGTCTTTAGGACACAACTCAACCAAATCCGAGCCCGTTATTTTAGCATTAGAATAATTTGCTATTTCTTGATTTCTCATATTATCAAAACTATTTAGCTCCAAGCACTCGTCCAACTTTGTCTTATCAAATACAGAAAGAGACCTAATAGACTCTTCCATTTTCTCATAGTACAAGTACTCTTTGTCTTTGCCTTGTTCTTCAATGGCCTTATAGAAGTTGATGATGCTTTTTATTCCGCCATAATCAAAGTCAATAAATTCGCTTAGTGTACCGCCGTATTTCGTTGATTCTCTATATTTTTGCTGGAAGTAACAACTAACTAAAATATCTTTGAAATCACGATATAAGATTATACATTTGTCGTGATTGGGAACCTCAAACTTTGTCGCATACAAAGGGTTGTTTAAATATGAAAAAATAACGGTATGATATTTTGAAGCGTATATTCTCTTGATGTTATGAGATATTTGCTTGAATATTTTATATTTGTTCTTCAACAAGCAATCCAATGTCCTACACAGCCATGTTGTGCCAGACTTTGGGAATCCTGTGATCAATATTTTCATAACAACTCTTTTATTTTTGATGAATATTTTGTGCTTATCAAATCATCTTTATAATCAAAAGAGCCAAAATAATCAAACCATTCATTTGGATATTTGGGAGAATTGCTGAATCTTGGTCTGTTTGTCTTAAAAGTCCAATCTTCCAAACTTTTTGTAAAGTAATGGTTTAGTCTTATCTTGGAGAGTGATCTATTGCAAGTATATTTTCTGTACAATTGACCATTCTCGTCAACTATAGGGGTGTGTGTTAAGTATTCATGGCTGTCTAGAACCCTTTTAAGACTTCTTCTTCTAACAATTGTCTTTATGATTTTGAACAAGTCGCATGGTTGTTGAAAGTTTGGGTAGTTTTTAGGGAAATCAAAGTTGTCTGGATGTCTTTTTGTATAATTGTCTATCACCAATCCGTTTGGTGAGGCTTGGTGATCATTTGATCCAAAAATATTTTGATGCAAAACTATGCCCCCGAATCCATCAAACAAAGAAGAACTCAAAAAGTCTTTGATGTCATCATGTTCTGGCATCACGATAAATTCGTCTATATCTAGACAACAAACAAATTCTGTGTTTGCTTCTTGTATTATTTCCGTGTATAGTTTGTTTTTAACTTCAAATCCAAGATATTCGCTAGATACATTTTTAAAATTAACCCCCAAATCCCCAAGAATGTCCGCAGAATCATCTGTGTTGTTGTGCAGGTAAATTGAGAAATTATCAACTCCAACCAAGCTGTGGTACAGCACCCACTCTTTTAAATACTTTGATTCATTTTTGGCGACCAATCCAAGAGTTATCATATGGGTTTATTTTTTATTTTGATCGCTTCTGATGGACACATGGTACAAAAACTTTCTGATTTGTAATTACGATCAAAAAATTCTTGGATTTTTTCGATAGGATCAGAATAAGATATCGGTTTATATGTAAGATACTGATCAAATTCTGGTGTCGTTTTATTTATTTCCTTCATTTGTGGCAAGTAAGCCAACGGCGCACATTTATAGATTTTATCGTCAATTAAAATTGCGCAATATTTACAAGGGCATATGCTCCAGCTTTTTTCTTGATCATTATCTTGAAATGGAGATATGGTTCCGTCAGCATTAGTGTGATATCTTTTTGTCCAATTCGTAATGCCGTCTTTATGGGTTACATTAACCCCCAAAGATTTCCAATGTCTTAATATTTCCAAGTTTGGTTTCAAATCATCAGCATAATTTTTTGATGTGCTGTGTATTGTGGTTTGAATATCAATTTTATTATCGATTAAATTCTGCAGGATGATATCTATGTTCTTTATTTTATTGAGAAGTAATCCATTGGTGTAAATTAAGATTTTAGAATTTGGCAGTATTTTTCTGGCTACAGAACAAAACTTGTCAATATTTCTATTTATGAATGGTTCCCCACCAAGCATATTGAATTGATTTATTTCTAGTATCTTTGACCAGGCCAACAAGTGTTCTTCTAGATCGGTTGGTTGTTTTGTATTACCTTTTAGTATGTTTGTATAGTGGCTACAACTTTCACAAGCCAAATTGCAAGAATTTGTCAAGTGATATTCAAGGATTGGTATTTTTATTTTTGCGGACATAGGAAACTATAGATTTGTCGCAATATGTCTTTTGATGTATAAATCATTATATTTTTCCATCAAATCATCAAATTTTGTTATTTTTGATTCTTTGTTGATTTTATTCCATAAGTGTTCAATACTGCCTATGTTGCAGGATACACTTTCCAATATGTTTTTTCTATACTCATGGTCTTGAATAAATTGTTTGTATTCTATTTCTACAAGTTGCCAATTGCTATCTCTACATTTGCTCGTGAAGTTTTCTAATTGCTGTTTGTTTTGTTCATAATGATTTTGTTCTACAATCTCACTAATGCTATTTTTCAAGTCCTCAAAAGCATAGTTTACATATATGACTCTTCCAGTAAAGGGGGTGTTTAAAAGATATTGAGTGCAAACTATGTCTCTTAAATTGTTTGTGGAAAAGTCATTTGCTGTTCTTAAAAATCCAAAAAGTTCATTGATGTAGGACTGATCTAGTTCAAAACTATAGTAAGGAATGTGTCCGTAAAATGAAAACAAAATGTCATTTTTTGTGTATGTTTCTAGATCATCTTGATCTAAATATTCGTTAAAATAAAATCCGCAAAGTTTTAAAAGATGAGAAACCACGCCAATGTGTGGCCCGTCCAATCCTATTATCTGACTTATCATTTTAGGCTCCGAAAAGGAATGTTGTGTTTTTTACGTTGCTTCCTGTCCAAGTGTTATTACTCGGATCAACAGCGAAGGCGGGGCCAAATTTAGCACTTCCGGTTATGGTGTTGCTGTCCATGACAACCTCTCCGTTAGACTCCGCCCCGCTTAATGTCGCTTTTAGTTTAAGAGGAATGCCGCTTAGATCATAGCCCAAAACCACTGGTTGTACAAACTTAATATTTGTTGCATCAGCGACTGCAAGATTAGCACATCTTACTTGTATATTCTGATTGTAATTATTTATTACTAACTTGTTTGACATATTACCAGATGCAGATATTGTAGCATCGCTTATGCTTGCCAAATTACCACTAGATGCTGTGTTGCTGATCAGCGTGTCAAAATCACCCTTTAGGCAACTTACACTTCCCAAGAAATTATTTGGCGCAACGGCATCTTTTTGAAGCAGATAAATGTCATCAAAATATGTTGTCCAGTGAGTTGCTGTGTTCCACGCTTTGTCGCTGTAAAAGGAACCAGAGCCGTCCGCTCTGTGTGCCCAAAAAGTTCCAAAAGCTACTTGTCCGACTGTTGGGGTCGCTTGAGCCGTTTGGGTTGTTGTTATAACACTATTAACTTGGCTGTCAATAACGCTGCTGCTGTCCGAGGCCAGATTATTTATTCTGACCTTGAAGCTACCAGTCGAAGAAGATGAAATAACATATTCTACTTCAATATAATTCCAAGACGAAGCATTTAAAGTTCCTGTCGAGGTGTGAACCAATGTGAAGGCACTTGAATTGGCCACTGTGGAGTTCCAAGTAATAGTCCGGGAATCGCAATTATCTCCCGCACTGCTTGCCGGTGTGGAAACCCAGTTTTGTTGAATTGAAAATCCTTTATCGCAGTAACCACCGCCGGTTGCGGCTATGCTGACAATATCACTGTTCCAAGTAAAATTTGCCGCCGATATGGTTGCATTTGCCCCCATACTAGCACTAGTGTTCCACCTTCTTAATTCTACTTGTCTACTTCCATTAA